CTATCTTGCGGAAACCTACCGCAGGACTCAGTCGGAGTTGGGCGAATGGTTAGACCGTAGACAGCGCGATTACGATGTAAGAAATTGTTTATGGGCAGGAAAGTCCGATGATTTCAAGAAGCATTCCAATCTGAGTCAAACAGGGGAGGTATTCCCGTGGGATGGTGCGAGTGATCAAGAGATTCGCATGGTGGACAATCAGATAAATAAGTGCGTGGCCATGACTACAAATGCGGTAAGATCCGCACACATCGTGGCAACCCCTGTGGAATCAGGTGATATTGAGCGTGCAAATGTAATATCCATGTTCCTTCGTTGGTTAATGAACTCCAAGATGGAGGAGTTTTACGATCAATTGGAATTAGGATTGAACCACTTTTTCGAGAAGGGCCTAATGGTACATTATGTATATTGGGACTCCAAGGAACTTAAACAGCAACAAACCATCCGCCTGGACGAGATCGCACAGGCGCTCCCGCAGATTGCAGAAGTAATCCAGGATGGAAGTATGGATGAGGAATTATCCGCCGCGTTAAAAGACCAATTTAAAGTATCCAAGTCCAAGGCAAAAGCGATGCTTCGCGAGCTACGCAAGGATGGCACAACCACAGTCCCCGTTACCCGCCAGGTCGTAAATCGACCCCGCATCAAAGCATTGGCACCGGACGAGGATGTTATTTTTCCTAATTATACAATAGATCCACAGGAGGCACCTTATTGCTTTCATGTATTGCACATGACTCCTGAACAGTTGGAATCCAAGGTTAACTCTGAAGGATGGGATGCCGAGTTTGTGGAAAGGGCGAAAGATCAAGCCAAGCATACACAGGCAGATAATAGTCTGTATAACATTAGGCAGGAAGATGCGGTAATCCGCGATGACGATGAGACTATTAGAATAGTGTACTGTTATCAAAGACTGCTTGATGAGGATGGAGTTCCCGGTATCTACTGTACAATCTTTCATCCCGATATTCCTGAGTTGTATGCCAAGCATGAACTTATGGATTATGCTCATGGTAAGTATCCATTCGTGGTTACGAAATATGAGAATGTAAGCAAGAGACTTTACTCATCCCGCTCAATCCCTGAAGTGGGAGAACCACTTCAGCAGGTAGCCAAGATTGAGACAGATGCAATGATTGATCGTCAGTCATTAGCAACTTTGCCCCCGCTTGAACACCCTCTCGGAAGACCCCCAACCAAATGGGGTCCGGGAGTGCGTGTGCCATATCGGACACCTGGTGAGATTCGTTGGGCAGATACACCAAGGTTTGATGGTGGAAATATAGAAGTCCGAAGATATATACAGGAATTATTCGACCGCTATATGGGTAATAACGCTCCAGGCGTTGATCGAGTGGAAGCGCAGAATAAACAGCAATCCACCATCAATAAGGTATTTAATCACCTCAAGTATGTGATCGACCAAGTATGGACACTGTATCAGCAGTATGGACCCGATGCAGAGTTTTTCCGCGTTACCGGGATGCAAGATGTACAGAAGTTTAGTAAAGGCAGACCGGGCGAAAGATTTGACTTCTATTTACAGTTTGATGTGGCAACACAAGATCCTGAACAAATGTTGGAGAGAGTAAAAGCAATTGCAGAACTTGCCCCTGCTTTGGATAGATCAGGCACTTTGGATACAGAAAGACTGCTTCAGCTTGCAGTCGGACAGATCATGCCTGGTGCATCTGAGAAGATTATGATCCCCAAGGAGACAGCATCACAGAAAGCGGTGGATGAGGAGAGGCAGACAATTGCTGAACTTATGGCAGGAGTACCGCCAAATGTTCGTCCACAGGATGCACATGAACTGAAGATGCAAGTATTTCAACAGTGGTTATCACAACCTGATATTCAACAAAAAGCTCAACAAGATCCGGCATTGCAGGAGCGTATACAGAATTATATGCAACAGCGTCAGATGCAGATTACACAAAAGCAGAACGCTGTTATCGGCAGACTCGGTGCGGCTCCCACGCAATTCGGACAAACCGCTCAGACAGAAGCGGCTTAAAAAGGGACATATATTATGCCAATGGTAGGTAAGAAGAAATTCGGTTACGGTACAAAGGGTAAAGCGGCGGCTAAGGCTTATGCAAAGAAGACCGGAAAGAAGATGGTCAAGCGTAAGAAGAAGTGAGTATCTCTCACAGAGGTGAACGCTTTAGTGGTTATAATAAACCGAAAAGGACACCCGGTAAGTCCAAGAAGTTTGCTGTTCTTGCTAAAGAGGGCGATAAAGTTCGCCTTGTCCGATTCGGTGACCCTAGCATGTCTATCAAAAAGAATATACCCGCACGGCGTAAATCCTTCCGAGCAAGACATAAGTGCGATGAAAAGAAGTCTAAATTAACCGCAGGGTATTGGTCTTGTAAGAAATGGTAAGATGCCAAAGGACGCATGCTATAAGAAAGTAAAAGCACGGGTAAAAGTATTCCCGTCTGCTAGAGCGTCCCAACAGATTGCGAAGTGTCGCAAATCAAAAGGTCAGGTAAAGAAGTCCGCAAAAGGCGCATCCTTAAAAAGATGGAAGGACGAAAAGTGGAAAGATACCCGTAGTGGTAAACCATGTGGACAGGGTGGTAAGAACGAATATTGCCGTCCAACCAAAAGAGTTTCCAAGAAAACCCCAAAAACAAAAAGCGAAATGTCCAAGAGTCAGCTTGCCCGCAAGAAAGCGGAAAAGCGTAAAGTGGGAATGGGCAGGCGCGTAAAACCCGTCAGGCGTAAATGAGCAAAACTAACCACGAAATAGACCATGAGGATGCGATTAGAGCGTTGTCCGCTCTCAAAAACGACCCTAACTTCAAGCGATATATTGAGATGCGTGAAAGTATGCGTGAAGAAACTATCCGGGCGTTGCAGACTCCTGAGAACATCGCAGACACAAACAGACACTTTTACATCACAGGTAAACTCGAAGCGATAGACGAGGAACTAGATATTTTCTACAAGCTTTAGCTCATCCCAAGGAGTGACTTGCCCTCTGCGCTTGGGGTAGCGCAGGGGGTTTTTTATTGCCTTTGTCAAGACAATATACTACATTTTGCTACACTAGGCTACTGCCTTGATTTATTATGGAAACATTAACCGAAGAGGTTGTCTCGGAGTCCTCTGAAAATTCCGTGGAAACAGAAACGAAAGCAGATGGTAATGTCTCGATGGCCGAATTTGCGGAGCAATTGCTTCAAAGAAAACAAGCTAACGATTCGGAACCTGAAGCTCCAACCGAGGAAGCAGAGGAACCCGCTGAAGAAACTGCGGAAGTTGCAGAAGCTACCGAGGAACCTACCGCCGAAGAAACGGATGAAACAGAAAATGTGCCGTCCCCAAATCCTTCGGATGTTCTTTCACAGTATGGAATAGACCTGGACAACTTGTCAGAGGAGGAAAGTCGCGACCTAGCCAAGGCCCTGAATGCATCTGCGGTCAAACGGTTTGGAAGACTTACCGCTCAGAAGAAAGCACTACTTGCAGAAAATGAAGCATTGCAGGCACAAGCCGAGCAAGCCCAAAGCGAGCAAACTAGTGATACTCCTGAGTTCCTTAAAGATAATGCCTTGCACAATGTCAACGATGAGCAAGCACTCATGAAGGAGGTTGAGAATCTAAACACTTTAATTGAGTGGGCAGAGGATGGACTTGATAATGAGATGCAGTACGATGACGATGGAAATGAGTATATCTTGAAGGATGGCGATAAGACTTACTCTAAGAATGATCTAAAAAGGATAAGATCCAATGCGAAGAAAATAATTCGCAAGGATGCTCCTGCTCGCAAGCAATGGATTGAAGAGCGTAATAATTCTGATCAGCAGGCATTACAAACTTTCGATTTCCTTGGAGATCCTGAAAGTGCTGACTACAAGTTGTTCATGAGCGTAAAAGACCACAAGCTTTACAGGCCGTTGGTCAATCATTTACCAAACGCTAATTATGCCCTGGCCGCAATGGTGGTGGGTATGAATACGATAAATGAAAGAAGCGCTCAAAAGTCTAAACCCGCACCCAAACCAAAATCGCCCGTGGCATCCACGGAGGCGGGTACGGCAAGGGTGAAGACTCCACAAGCGGCAAAGCTGAAGGCTGTGGAGGCGGCATACAAAAAGTACGAAGAATCCGGATCTATGGCGGACTATCAATCTTATATAAAACTTAAAAGGAATTAATAAAAAATGGCATCTACAAAAACATATTCAGTAGCCGGAAACAGGGAGGATTTAACCGATATAGTCACCTTGTTGGAGCCGGAATCCACTCCATTGGTATCAATGGCTAAAAAGGGCAACGCAACAGGAACATTCTTCGAGTGGCAATGTGACGATTTAAGTACCGCCGCATTTGCCGGAGTACTTGAGGGCGAAGACGCATCATCCTTTGATGACAAAGCCGCAAACCGTGCAAAGCTTGGTAACTATGTTCAAAAGCTTCGCAGAACTTACGCAGTTTCCGATCTTCAGGAAATCGTAGATACAGCCGGAGTTGCAAGCGAGTACGCAAATGCCGAAAGTAAAGCAGTTCGCGAACTCAAAAGAGATCTTGAAGCCGCTGTTTGTTCCGCACAAGACCGTGACGCTGACGATGGATCCAATCCATACAAAACTCGCGGTATGCTTAAATGGTTAGGAGTTGGTGGTCAACCTGCTGATGTACCTGCCGGGTTCCAAAATGTCGCTAACGACACAACCGGAACACAGACTGAGACTACATTCAACGCAGTACTCCAAGAGCTTTACGAAGCCAACGGAATGCCTGGTGGACAACTCACCTTGATTGCAGGTCCTGGACTTAAACGCGAAATCTCAAACTTCGCTCGTCAGGAAGGTTCCACAACTGCCCTTAATTATCAAATCACACAACCTGCTGAGAGTAAGAAGATCAGTTTGACTGTGAATTTTTATGAGGGTGATTTCGGAAATGTGGCAATCGTGCCATCCGTGTTTGTAAACAGAACATCCGGATCGGCTACTATTGATGCAGACGCAGGACTCCTTATTGATCCTGAGTATGTAGGTATCCACATGCTTAAAGCTGAGTCTACTTCTGAGCTTGAGAATCGTGGCGGAGGTCGCAGAGGTTTTGCGGATCTCGTAGCGGGCCTTGCGTGTTATAGCCCTAAAGCACACGGATATTTTAATTAATCGTGTTTTTAACGGAGGGGGGTTCGCGATGCGGACCTCCCTCTAACCTTTACTAAAAATGGCGGAAATATTCTTACCAAGTTGGAAAAGCGGAAACGGATCGCAGTTCATGAAGAACCTCGACCGTTATTTGCGTTACGAAGTGGACATGGAAAAATCACAACTCGCAATGCGTGAGGCACAATGCCGTAAAGAGAACCGCGAGATGGGTTCCGCCAAAGCAGATGGGCTTGGACAATTAAAAGCATCCATCCCTGCCCGCGATTATTTTCGTTGGCATCAATTTAAGCCAGGATGTTGGGGCGATAAGAGCTTCATAAAAGAGTACCTTCGCGACAACCCATCCTTCAAGGCCGAGTCCTTAACCAAGAAGTCCTTTAGCGGACCTAGCTTCAACGCGGCATGAGAGAAGTAACGGTCAGTACGATGCTCACCAATCTTAAACACCTGGTGGGCGTTGACTCGTTACTTACGGATGAGCAAAATGCGGCAGTTCGTAGTTTCAATCGCTTTGGTAGATTGGCATGGGAGCGCACAAGATGGCCTGACACTATCCGCCTGGAGCAAAAAACACCTGACAATCAGGTGCGCAATGTATCTGTAGGAGGTGGAGGCACAGGGTACACATCAGTTCCAATGGTTAGTTTCAGCGGGGGAGGTGGAAGCGGAGCCACCGCTACTGCAACAATCGACTCCAATGGATCAGTAAACGGAGTGGCAGTCACCGCAGGTGGAACAGGCTACACATCTGCGCCCACAGTATCCTTTTCAGGAGGCGGGGGAAGCGGAGCAGAAGCAGTATCCACCATCATGAATGTGATAGATTTCAATACTGAGATTGGTGAAGTCCTTCGCATATCAAATAATGATCCCTACGATACCGGATTCACTAACGAGATCGCATTCCGTGTGGAGTACGCAAGTAGTGGATATGGAAAAGTTGTACTCACAAATCGCAACAGCACTAAGCCCGTATTTGTCTTATATCGCGCACCTTTCCAGGACTACACATCTACTAGCACAGACTTCCCTTATGTGTTCACCGAGTATGCGGTTTACGGAGCATACGGGGATTGGCTAACCGCAGATGGTCAAATGGAAAAAGGACAGGTCGCATTTCAACAGGCTGAATCACTTATAACGATGGAGCTAGATAAACTAGAGCGTCAGCAAGGTCAGCAGAACTTTATACAATTCGTAACATACGGAACAACATACTCAACCAATATTTAAAATGGCATCAGAATACAGAGGATTAGGACTTAACGGAGGAGAATACATTAATGATACTGTGGCGCACACAGGTGACTTCTTTTGCATCGTACCAACCGAAGACACAGTGTTGGCAAGCATCACAAGTAATATCGATAACATCGCAGATCTCTGCACAGGACAGGATGCGACTACATTGACTCCAAGTACACCAATTTATGGACGCACAACTTCGTTCACGCTTACAAGCGGTGCAGTCATAGCTTACCGAGTCTAATGAGCGATCTAGCAAATCAAACACCTGCAAGCACCTACAAAGGTCTGCTTCAGGTAGGAGATTACACAGACGGAGTGGACTCTACAGTTAAGGCCGTGCTAGATGGCGAGGGCACAGCGTCCGCACTAGCTATTGGCACAACAAAAGTGGGAGTGGGGACAACCTCACCGAGTGTTGAATTGGAGGTAAATGGTCAGATTCTTGCTACAGGCTCGATTGTAGGTGTTAGCAATGGCGGATCGGCAACCGGGGTTGGAATGTATTCACCAGCATCAAATCAAATGGGTCTTTGCACAAATTCAACCGAAGCTATGCGCATCGACTCTTCCGGCAAAGTCGGAATAGGCACTGCGAGTCCTGATTTTAATTTAAGTGTTGTTAGTGATACTGACCCGGCAAAGATTGGTATTCATGGTTATGGTAGTTTTTCTGACGGGACTGTTGCCGCTCAGTTATATTTTGTAGGTAAAGATAGTGATGGTGGCAATAGAAATTTAGCTCACATACAAGTAAGAGAGCATGATCATACTCTTGGTAGTGGTTCTATGGAGTTTGTTACTAGAATCAGCGGTATTGAAGATGCTAGAATGACTATAAATGAAGACGGCAATGTCGGTATTGGTACTACGAGTCCCGTTGCTACTCTTCAAGTGGATGCTAATGATGATTCTACGGGTGCGTATGCTTTTTGGGTCAGAAATAAGGCTCGCACTAATTCAATCATTATTGCGAACGAAAATGGTGATGTTCAGTTGGGTCAATTTATTTATAAGGATGGGAACCCGGATACCTACAGGGTGGGATTAGGCACTCTCTCCCCGTCAGCACCCCTAGAAGTAGCTTCCACAACAGGAGGGGTAATTATGCCGAGGATGACTACTACTCAGATGAATGCTATCAGCAGTCCGACTGACGGAGAAATGATATACAATACTACCGAGAATAAGTTTTACGGACGAGCTAACGGAGCTTGGACAGCACTTCATTAAAAGACGATGCCCGGATTAGCCCTAGGACTTTTTATAGCGAAACCACAGCCTGGTGGAGATGCACCCGCTATAGACGGAGCGTTAACAACAGAACTAGCTGAACCATTAACAGCAGAGAACGGAGACATCTTGGTATTTGAACCTGCTAGTAGTGGTGCCCCTGCTTTTAGTAACACTTACTCGGTAGACCTAGACGGTACTGATGACTATATTGATCTTGGTACGAGTAGTTCACTAAACCCAACTTCTGCACTTACTGTATCAGCGTGGGTAAGAGCCGACACTCATGCCTCAACATCAGGTACTTACGATGCTATTTACACTTCTAGTAAAGATGCAAGCGGTGCTAATACGGGTTTCGTTTTAACTGCTACTCAAAATAAGTGGTATTGTTTTTACTACTCAGGTACAACTTGGTATTCAGTATTGAGTGATAGTAACCTAGTCACAGGGCAATGGTATCATCTAGCTAGTACATGGGATGGATCGACTGCAAAACTCTATGTAAATGGAAGTGTGCAGACAAGCACTTTGAGTCTAAGCTCCATTAGCTACAGCACAGTAACCTCTGCTAAAATAGGGTCTTACTACACGGGTAATTATCTTGATGGTTTAATAGACGAAGTATCATTGTTTGATTCTGCTTTATCTGCTTCTGACATAACATCAATTTACAACAGCGGAGTACCCAACGATATTACTTCGTTGAGTCCCCTAGGGTTTTGGAGAATGGGCGATAATAACGGAGCAACAGGTACTACTATTACGGATCAGGGTAGCGGAGGCAATGACGGTACGCTTACCAACGGCCCAACCTTCTCTACCACAGTACCCTCTTAATATTTAAATATTTATGAACAAAAAAATTACAGAACTTACAGACCTACCGAGTCCCGCAGGAGCCGACATATTGGCGATTGTGGATGATGTCGCTGGCACCGCAACTACGAAGAAAGTAACAGCGACTAACCTGATGACCCTAGCACCCGTGCAATCGGTAGCAGGACAGACGGGAGCGGTTACAGTTTCAGCAGGAGATTTGACAGACGGCAACTTCGATGGCGAGGCAATACTAGGATTTGACGCATCTATCAACGACCAAACAGGAACTGCATACACGCTTCTATCTAGTGACAACGGAAAAGTAGTAGTGTTGGATAATGCCTCTGCTGTAACAGTAACAGTACCAAGCGGATTGGGAGCAGGGTTCAATTGTTCGTTCGTACAAAAAGGAGCAGGACAAGTTACCTTCAGTGCTTCTTCGACTACTATCTACAACAGACAGTCGCACACCAAGATCAATGCACAGTATGGAGTAGCTAGTATAGTCGCTTACTCTGCTGATACATTTGTTTTAGCCGGGGACACAGCATCCTAAGATGACCTTTGTTCTTCCAAGTATTGGTAGCGGAATAATCGCTAGTCCTACTGCTCCTGATGGTCTACCATCCATTACGAACACCTACTCTGTAGACTTTGATGGTACTGACGATTATATTGATTGTGGTAATGTTTCAGATTTAAATTCAGGCAGTGCATATAGTGGGTCGCTTTGGATCAATTACAATTCCGTTAATGAAATACCATTTAATGCCGGAGTTTCATCGAATCGCTGGTATTTACATATAGTAAACAGCACTACAATTACATACCACATGGGGCCGTCAACAGGTACTCCTTATCCGGGGCCGGGGTATCCTACTTGGACTGTTTCAACTTTATCAGCATCAACTTGGTATCACATAGCTTTTGTTCACGATGGTACAGATGTAACACTGTATTTAAACGGAAGCTCTCAAGGTACTAAAACAGGTGCGAATACCGCGAATAATACTTTCAAAGGAAACAATCTTGTTATTGGAAGATATAACTCATTACCGGGTACTTATAATTGGAATGGTTTAATAGATGAAGTATCCTTGTTTGATTCAGCCCTTTCCGCATCTGACATAACAGCGATGTACAACAGCGGAACACCCAACGACATATCCTCGCTAAATCCCGTAGGTTGGTGGAGAATGGGTGATAATAACTCCGGCAGTGGCACAACTATTACGGATCAGGGTAGTGGAGGCAATGACGGTACACTTACTAACGGGCCTACTTTTTCAACTAATGCACCACCTCCACTCGTCCTCCCCTCCATAACAAACACCTACTCTGTAGACTTTGATGGTACGAATGATTATATGGACTTTGGTACTAACACTACTATCAATAGCTCAAGTGCGTTTTCAGTGTCTGCTTGGTTTGATGTAGATAATATATCAACTACTTTTCCTACCATATGTTTATTAAAAACTAACCTTACTAAAGGCTTTGTCATTTCTTTATCAAACACCACAGGAGGTAATGCAATTTATAACGGTGTATGGTTTGGTTCTGCAACTAATGAGTTTAGAGGATACGCTACGAATAACTCTACTTTATCTGCATCACTTGTTTCAGGTTTTCATCATTTAATACTAACCTACGACGGTGTTGACCCTCTGTCTTCAAGTAGCTTCACTATCTATGTTGATGGAGTTAATTATGCCATCAGATCAACATCAGTAGGTCTTGGTAGTTATGCAAATGCAAATCATGTCGCTAAAGGAGCGTATCAATTTGACGGTTTGATAGATGAGTTTGCGATTTTTAATACTGAACTTACTCAGCGAGAAGTTACAGGCATCTATAACAGTGGAACACCAAACGACATATCATCTTTGAATCCTGTAGGGTGGTGGCGTATGGGTGATAATAACTTAGGAAGTGGCACGACTATAACAGACCAAGGAAGCGGAAGTAATGACGGAACACTAACTAATGGCCCAACCTTTTCAACAACAGTACCATAATAACTATGAGAAACTATGTAATAATAGACGCATCGGAAGTATCTTCTGTAGATTTTAATCAAGTGCTAGAGACGAGTCCTTCTACTTTAAGATACAATCTAGCAGGTACTCAGACATTCGTTAAGTTCGATGGCGACACGCCTAGCTTTTTGGAAGGTAAGACTGCACTTGATCATTCTGAGATGTTAGCAGTTTTATCGACCGAAGATTGGTCATCTGACGATCCTATATGATTTATCTGCTGATAGCACTATGCTTCCTGTCCGCCGGATGTTCGTTTCGTTCGACCTATCCGACATTAGGAGCAATTGCCGGAGGAGGTGCAGGATCTCTTGCGGGACCAGGAGGTGCGGCACTCGGTGCTGGCATAGGTGCTGTAAGCGGAGAGGCATTAAAAAATGCAGATGCACTCGTAGAAGCAGAAGAAACGATTGAGGCTTTGACTCATGGAGATGTGAGTGCCCTGGTAGCTCAGGGAATGGCCGAGCATAAGAGTGGATTCGCTGAGTTCACATCCTACATAAAAAGAATCCTGATAGGAGCGGCAGTAGTGCTTGGATGCTATCTAGGAATACCCATTTTCGTGGCCAAAAGATGTGCGAAAACAGAAGTCACAAGATCCACCACTCGACCTCCCTTTCCGAGACCTTCCGATTTAAAATGAAAAACTTAATTCTACTCAAAAAGAAATTTGAAACACTCCCAAAACGAGGCAAAATGATTACAGTCTTTGTGGCCCTAGTGCTAGGCATCATCGTCCTCGACCTATTGTTCTAATGATTGATCGAGTGTCAGTCGCAGGATTGAGTGGTACATTAGCCACCTTTGGACTTTCGTCCTTAGACTCATTATTTGGATGTATCGCAGGCGTGATCACCATTGTCTACATGAGTATTAAGGTTTGGCAGGAGGTTAAGAAGAAGTGAGTCGTTACCGCTCATATGGCAAGCTAGACGATCCATTCGTGACTGAGGGGGATACCTTCTTTCTGCGAATGAATGCCCGTCTGCGACCCAATCAGTTAAAACCTGGTGAGGTAGCATTGTCCAAGAATGGTCGCATGAATGACGATGGGACTTGGCAACCACGCAAAGGACTTAACACTTTATTTGGATCGATCACAACAGGCGAAGATGCGATTCGTTTGCCTTATATTATTTTATCTGCATCTCGCTCTCAAGTAGACGGGCAAGGAGTCGTAACAGTGGTATTAGATGACACTCCGAGCCTATCCTTTATTGTTGGAAACAACATTACCATTGATGGACTAAACTTCACAGGTGATGATCCGAATGGCACATTTGCTTTAGCCTCTGTAAACTTCAACACTCGTACAATTACATATGCATCGTCAGGTGCGAATGAAGTGTTTACAACAGTTGGATCATCACAGCGTTGGTCAACTATAGATGTCAGTTATTCGGGTCTAACAGAGTCTTGGATTTCATATAACCCAATCGGTAGAACATCAGTTGCCTCAATGGGTAATGCGATTCCTACCACAATTAACTACATTGTCACGAATGCGGTAAGAGCGAGCAATGTGGTGACACTTACTCTTGAAGATACTCCGGCCTCAGAGTTTGCGGTGAGTGGTACAGTTCATGTGGATGATATCGATGCATCAATTAATGGCAGTCACACAATTACTGCAATTAATACATCTGCCAAAACTGTATCCTTTTCAGACCCAGGGGCAGATACTACATTTGCAGTAAACAGTAATAATGTGGGCAATACATCCGTGGCATCCACGACAGAAAACTTTACTCTTGATGATGATGCTGTAAATGCGGTTTACGGAAGTGCAGTTTATAGCGATGCATCTTCTGAAAATGATGACTTTATATTCTCAGCCACTAATAATTTATGCC